AGGCAATTACTGAGCGTATAAATGCAATTGAAGATAAATCTGTTGCTAAACCAGCTACAGAAGAAATAGAAGATGTTGTTCGGCCATTCGATCCAAAGGAGATCGTTAAAATGGCTAAACGTATGTATAAATAAATTTAGAAATTATGGCTTCACCAATTATGACGTCCCTTCCTGCTTATGTCGAGGAAAGGAGACTTCCCCTTATTGTAAAGTCCGTTTTGGGCGCAAAGACTGCCAACCTTCTTACGCCGCAGTCAGGAATTAAAACAGATGCAGTTATCAACCTGCTTAATACAGATGTAGTATTTCAAGATGGTCTTACTTGTGGATTTACCGACGCAGGAACACAGACTCTTACTCAGAGAACGATCAAGACCGGTAATATTAAGGTAAATATGGAGTATTGTGATCGCGTAATGCTCAAGTACTGGACTCAGTATCAACTCGACGTAGCTGCTGGTAAAGAGAGACTTCCTTTCGAGGAGGAGTTTGTTGACGCAGTTATCAAGAATATCCAGGCTGATGTTGAGAAAGCGATATGGCAGGGCGATACTACTTCACAGGACACTCAGCTTAAATGGTTTGACGGTCTTCTCAAGATTGCCGGAGCAGACGAGAATGTTAATTCTGTTGTTATCGAAGGCAATTCTGCTTACGAGGATATTATGAAGGTTTACAATGCTATTCCAGCAGAAGTAATCTCCGATGCAGTTATTTTTGTTGGCGAGGATATGTTCCGTCAGTTTACGCAGGAGTTGATCGCAAAGAATCTTTTCCATTATGATGGAAAGCCATCTGACGGCGAGCTTTATATCCCGGGCACAAACAACCGCGTTATTGCAGTTAACGGAATGAATGGTTCAAAGAAGATTTTTGCAGCTCGTCTTCAGGACCTGTTTATCGGATATGATATGCAGGGCGACGATGAAGTGTTCGATTTCTTTTATTCAAAAGATAATCAGGCGTTTCGACTTGTAGTTAAATTCAATGTTGGTGTTAACTACGCTTGGAGTGATTTTGTAACTCTCGGTAAGGAAGCGTAATTAAAGATATATATAGCATTATGATTGTTAATACGATCAACAACAAGAAATATGTTGGACAAACTACTAGAGACTTGAAAAGAAGGATCGAGGGTTTGCCACATAACTGACGTTTGTAACGACAATCAACATTTGGCTATAGTGAGATTAATTAACGATTAAATAAATAAAGAATATGGCAGATTGCTCAAGTATTACACTGGCTGGAATTACTCAGGATTGCACTCCTTCTCTTGGTGGCATAAAGACAGTTTATCTTACTCAGTACGATAACGTCGAGAGTGTTGCAGAAGAGGATGGAAAGATTTCTGCAATTACTATGAAGGCTTCTTCACAGTTCTATCGCTATGATTTCCGTAAAAATACCGGATCTCTTACGAGTACTCTTACTGTGGATGAAACAGCTGGTACAAATTATGTTGCGAATGAACTTTCGCTTGTATTTACGAAGATGGAGACTGCAAAACGTCTTGAAGTAGCTGCATTATCAATTGGACATTGTGTAGCTGTAGTAGTCGATTCAAATGGACTTTACTGGTATCTCGGTAAAGATGATTATGTTGCTGCAACTGCTGGTACTGGTGTTACTGGTACTGCAAAGGGTGATCAGAACGCATATACAATCACTCTTGCAACGGATTCAGAAACATATCCATATGAGCTTTCAGATGCTGCTATCAAGACCGTTCTTGGACAGGCTTAATAAACTAGGGAGTTATAGATGATATAGCTCCCTTTTATTTTATATACATATGGCTTATATAGATGTATTAAAACAACCTCAAGTAAATGAAGTTGATTCATTACTTGGAATTAAAGATAATCAAGTAGTACAGACTACTCCTACAGATCTCTGTTTATCTGGATTGGAGAATTTAACAAACGAACAAGCAAATCAAGTAAGAGAGAATATAAATGCTCTCGAAGATGAAGCTGGTGTAATTGATACAGAACATCTTGCTACTGGAGCGGTGACAAGCGAGAAGCTCTCAGTTGATGTACAAACAGAACTCAAAAACAACAGTAGATTGATAATCAACTATAACGACACCCGTATACCTGCTGTGTACTGGGACTTACTCTATGTTACGTCGGACGAGAAGACGGAGCCGATTGAAGTGATCCCGAACATAGTCTTTGTAGATGAGTACGGAAATATCTTTTCTCTCCAGAAAGTGCTTCCGGGAGACGATGATACTTCCAAAAGACTGAGGTTTGATGCTGTTTATTGCGATTCAGATCCGGGGAGAATATCAGTGTCAGACGCGTATGTATCCGCAACTGATATAATCGTACATCAACCGACTGATGATTGGTGTGAGATTGAGGTTACTACCAATGAATCAGACTTAAGTAACATAATTTCCAGCGCGGTCACCGAACCGCTGATACTCGCAGACGGAAACACAATCACTTCCAATGAATTTTGGGGATACTTCAAGTGGTCAATTAAAAAACTTACCATTATAAATCCTGTTTATATCAGAGGGTCACACACTTCTCCCAACGGCGATGTCTCCTCCGGAGAGTTGACACTCGTAACAAGTGCTACTATGTCTGAGTATACAGACCTCGACAATTTTGTTGTAATTCTGTATAGTGAACACTCCAACGTCGATGGCTCATCAACTGATTGCGGTGCATATGGCATTACGATTACCTTTACGGGTGGAAAAGCTACCATTCCCTCAGGACGTACACTCATAAATCCATTAGTGAAGCTCACAAGAGACAATGCTACTACATTTGCCCGGAGCAATAGCGATTATAACCCAGGGAAATCATTAAAAGCCAATACAACTATTTATCAAGGAGGCGGAGTGTTTTTGTGGAACCCTTCACAAAAATATATGTGGATGAAAGTGCCTTGGGTTTCTGAAGTACAGCTGACTGCACTGAAGGCTGCATTGATTGCAAGGTTCCCAGATGCTGATTCTGAACACATAGTGCAGGTATATAAAAGCATCTATAAAACAATTGCGGACCCGATCACAGTCGGGGATTCGATTGCGGGATATGACGTTATAGTGACAGGTACAAAGCTATCAGACACTATGTTTTATTTTCTTTAACAATATATAATTATGAAACCAATATTCACACTTAACGAACAATATAATTTTTACAAGATTACTTGTCCGGAAGGATATTATCTTGTTGATGATAGAAAAGATTTTTATGCTTTTAAAGAGGCATATGCACCGATTAATATAGATCAGAGCAAATACAGATGTATTACCGAAGAAGAGTACGAACAATTAAAAAAGCAGGCAGATAATGATAACATTTAACACTCCGAAATTAGCTAAAAACAATACTAGTGAAACACTCGATTTCTCTAGTACAAACATACAAGCAGATAAAGAGATAGATCTTCTCTTAACAGAACCATCTCCAACTGTAGTTACTCCGGATGCTGGTTATCTGGGAGTTGCTAAAGTAACGATTAATCATCCTCCTGTAGAGGAACTCACTGAAGCAGAGATTACTCAGAATGGTGAATTTCATATCACTCCATCAGAAGGATATGATGCCACTCTTGGTGTTACTGTGAATGTACAAGTAGGTTCATCATCCGAATATAGTGATGTGGATGGGATGTGTTATGCATATAGTACAATAACGGAGTTTCCTACTGGATGGAAGTTTGCTCCGAGAACAGATAATAATTGCCATAAAATGTTTTCCTGCTGCAATAAACTCGATGCGGTCCCATTGTTTGATACTTCAAGTGTAACGGATATGGGTTCTATGTTTTACGATTGCTCGCTCCTCATCACAGTCCCATTATTTGATACATCAAATGTAACGACTATGAACTCTATGTTTTACGATTGTCCAAACCTAACAAATATCTCATTATTTAATACATCAAATGTAACGGATATGAAGTATATGTTTTATAAATGTCCCAAACTCAGTGAAGTTCCATTATTTGATACATCAAAGCTTGTTGAGACGACCAATATGTTTTATAAATGTAACTCTCTGACTGCGCTTGGTGGTTTTACGGGATTAAAAGTAAACCTGAACTTAACTGAAGCACCAAACCTAACAAAAGAATCTCTCCTCAACGTCATAAATGAAGCAGCGGATGTAACTGCATCACCGAAAACACTCACTTTCGGAAGCACTAATCTCGCGAAGCTCACTGATGAGGAAAAGGCGATTGCAACTAACAAAGGATGGACATTGGTATAATGATAATTACTAAATCAAATCAAATAACAATAATTTCTCCTGGGGCTTTTAATGTCCCGGGAGATAATTATTCCCTGCTGTTACAAGACAAGCTTTCTAAAGAGATATATATCTATAATCTGGAAAGCGTTTCCCAATCAAAATTATACTGGAGATTCGATAATCAATTCTCACTACCAGATAACGAGTACGAATATATTCTCATTCACAATCCATATAAACTGGAAATCGAACTCAATATTCTCGATATAAATAAATCAACTCTAGAAAACCCTAGAATACTGGTTGTAGGAGACGATATTCTTACTTGTGATACATTCATACTAACAGCAGGCAAAGATGCTCCAGAACCCCTTAAAATACTCGATAAAGGCTATATTCGAGTGGGAGATTATAAAGCATCCACAATAGATTACAGTACTAATAAAACGTTTATAGTTTATGAAAATTAATTTTTCAGCAATAAATACATATCAAGATAATAATATACCTCAACTAGTAGAGAAATCAATCTCGGGAAAGGAATATGTTTCTTATGGAGAAGACAATCATTTCCCGGAATATCTCTGGAATGGTTATCTCAATACGGCTACTCTGCAAGCGATCATAAATGCTCTCGCAGATTATATATCTGGAAATAAAATCACTACAAGTAATACGAGATTCACTATTCGAGTAAATAAAACTGGAGAAGATGTAGAATCTCTTTTTAAAAAGGTTGTTCTCGATTATCTCATATACGGAGGATTCGCTATTCAGGTTATTAAAGGCTTATCTGGAGAAGTTAACGAGTTATATCATCTCGATTTCAAGAACATACGATCAAACGAGAATAACACTCTTTTTTATTATTCAAAAGACTGAACCAAATACAGATCAAGAGTGATTAAATATCCAGCATATAACAGCGAGAGTCCTACAGGCATTTTATATTTCAAAGGAAATATAACTCGATCAACATATCCGATTCCTGTTTACAATGCTGCATTAATTGCTTGTGAACTTGAAAGAGATATAAATGCATATCACATAAATTCGATTAACAATAATTTTACGAGTTCTGCAATTATCAATTTCAATAACGGACAACCAAACGACGAACAGAAAAGTGAAATCGAAGATGCAATTAACGAGAAATTCTCTGGTTATCAGAATGCTAGTAGAATCTTGATTTCATATAACGATTCAGCAGATAATGCAACAACCATTGATAAAGTTGATGCAGATTCTTTTGATGAGAAATACCAAGCACTCTCTGAGAGAACCCAACAACAGTTGTTTACTGCATTCAGATGTTCACCAATGTTACTTGGAATAGATCAATCTGGTAATTTCAACGAAAATGAATATAACTCTGCATACAAACTGTTTAACAGAACTGTTGTAATGCCGATTCAGAAAATGATTGTAAAAGCACTTTCTCCGGTTATTGATATAAAGATCACTCCATTTGAAATAGATCTGTTAGATGAAACGGATTCTCTTGATAGTTAGTCTGTTATTCGCTAGTTGCACTGTTACAAGATATGTTCCTGTAGAAACAATCAAAGAAAGCATTATAACAGAGCAAGTAAGAGATACAATCGTAATATACAAGCCAAGTAAAGATAGTGTAGCGATTCAAACAAGAGACACTGTTAGTCGATTAGAGACCTCTCTTGCTGTTTCTGAGGCGAGTATATCAGACGGACTATTAAAGCACTCTCTAAAGAATAAAGACTCGTTAAAAGTTAAAATAGAGTACAAAGATCGAATTGTAGAAAAGATTGTTACAAAAGAAATTCCAGTAGAAGTAGTTCGAGAGATATATAAAACTCCAAAATGAGCTTGATATGTACTTGGATTGAGTATATCACTGTTACTGGGATTGTTTATAAAACTAGTTATTAAATGAAAGTTATTTTAGTATCAGCAGACCAAGTAAAGACATATTCAAGTATATCGGAGAACACATCAGATAAAATGATATTCACAGCAATTTTAGATGCACAACAAATTGAATTGCAAAGTATTATCGGATCTCGTTTACTTGATAAGATATGTTCACTTGTACAAGCAAGTAATGTGATTGAACCATATAAAGAGTTGCTTGATGATTATATTCAGCCATTCTTGATAAGACAAGTATCATCAGAGGTGATTATTCCCATTTCATATAAGATAGGCAATTTCGGAGTTGCACAAGCATCAGATGATCATCTCGAAGCAAGTCAATTAAAAGAGATTTCGTTTATCAAGCAATATTATCTTGATAAAGCAAACACTGCCAAAAAGAGATTGCAGGATTACTTGATTGCAAATAGAAATAGATTTCCAGAGTTATCTGAATATGATTTTCCAAAAGATGTTTATCCGAATCTGTATTCAAACACTTCTTGTGGTATATGGCTCGGTGGAGTAAGAGGGAAATCTGCTTTTAAAAAGGATTATCCTGACTTACCTAGCAAGCCAGATAAGACTCTTAAATGGGAGGAACAGTAATGTGAGAAATAATTGTCACCACAATAAGTTCTTTTATAGTTAGTGGAGGATTAACTACTCTTGTTTGTTTGAAATGAATAAAAAAGAAATCTGCTAATGAAGCAGATTCTGTTGCAGTAGAGACAATGAAAGATGCCATATGTGAAATAAGACAATCGAACGATAACTTGATAGAAATCAACAGGCAATTAACAAGTAGGGTAAATGAACTGAATGAAAAGATTATTGAATTAGAAAAAGAATCATCTGTTGCCGGACAGTATATTTGCAGCAGAATTGGATGCTCCAAGAGATTGCCTCCCCGTAGTGAAGGATCAAATTGGATTAGATCGTTTATAAAAGGAGAAGCAACAGTAGTTTTTGAAGAATAAAAAAATGGGAGCCTGTTATAGACTCCCATTTGTTGTTTTAGAAGACATACTCTTTATCAATCTGATTTTTAGAGTGTTTCCCAACTCCAGTAAGACAGTAATTAAGAAAATCATCAACACTTCCTTTTAAGCCAGAAAATGTATCTGTATTTGGCTCATAATAGGCCAGAAGTACCTCTCTAGGACGTCCGTTTAAGGAAAGTATAGAATTGATCGTCTTTCTTTGTTCGGTCGTTATATGAGGCTTTATAATAGGAAAAATATCTTCGGAAAGAATATATCCTTTATCTGTTTTGGAGATTGATCCATCTTGTAACGCAATCTTTATATACTTGTAAAATGTGGTACGCCCAATTCCCATTCTCTTAATAAGCTCGCTTGGTGTGAGATTTATTTGATTTGTACAACCCATTTTAAATTGGGCAAGTAAACAAAGGAACCCAATCAATTCCGCGTTTCCAGAGAAGAGTTTGTTTGTACAAAGTAAATAATCCATTTTCGGTTCAATTATTTTGTATTCAACGAGTTTCTTGCCAGTAAGAGAATATCTCGTTTGCTTGTTAAGAAGCCCGTCTTTTTGGAATTGATTTGTGTATTTGCTGATTGTGTCCAAGTCGCTAACTCCACTTAGTTTGGAGAGTATTTCTCTACTTATATGGCTGGTGTTATCTTTATCTGTGTAGCAGGATAATACTGAGTAAACTGCATACTGTTTTAATGTGTAATTCATACTCTTTTTGATTTTAAAAATTTTATTCATAACGAAGATTTTTTGTAGGGATGGACGGGTAGTCCCTATATATGTTTTATTTATATATGTTTTATCTAGATGCCAGGTTTCGCGAACAACCTCAGCCAGGTTAAACGAACAAGCCCGATTTTGCGAACAGATTTGTCTTTTAAAAACTGGGAAAGTAAGCTACTCTTTCCCAGTACAAAAATCTTCGCCAAGTCGTTTAATCTTTTATTTATAAATGCTTGATTTTCAACAGTATAGCCTTCTTTCTGTCCAACATACTTTGAGTCGAACCGATTTATGCTAAGTGCTTGATTATCAACACTAATCTCTGAAATGTTTTGGAAAGTTTTTGATTGATTTTTCATACAACTAATTGATTTATAGTTAATTATCTCATAATTCAAAACCTGGTCATTTTTTTACTATAGGGATCGTAGGTGAAAAATGACCAGGTTATCTCAAAAATAAAAGCGAATATAATCGCTTCTATATAATGTGTATTATTTTCGGAGTATATATACAAATATTATGCCAAATACTTCCTAAGCATACTAATAAGTCTGCTTTTTGCGGTCTTATCTGTACAGCCTCATTTGTCTGCTAGTTTATATCAAGTACCGCATTCAAAATAATCATCAAGCATTTTAAGATCTGTAGGGTCTGTTATTTTGCTTTCTATACTAGCTAAACTCAATTCTGAGGCATCTTCTATATCTGGGAATACTTCTGATCGTACTAGCCTATTAGTCCGTTTATACTCGTTTTTAAGGGCATTATCGAAACACACTGCTATGTAACCAGGAACGATCTTTGATTGGTCTTCTTGCTTTATAAGAGATTCATATATCTGTCCGATGTAATCTTGCATTCTTTTTTGTTTTCCAATTTCAAATAAGTCTGTTAATCAGGTTTGCATAATTGTTTAGTTTTTTAATTAGTTAATCATCTAGTAATTCCGAACAAAACTTGTTCCAATCTAATGTTTGGTTGTATAAGTCATCTACGTCTATTTGGATTTGTTTCTCCCAATTGTAGTGTTCCATTTTGTTGTTTGCGCAGGAAACTCTTGTTTTAAATTTTTTACAATCATTAAGGCCAGTTTGTTCGATTGTTCGGTAAACATCAACCAGATTGTCTTCCATATCATATTTCAAATAAACATTTCCGAAATCTCTTTGCGGAGAACCACCCTTTGCTGTGTTATAACCGTTGTTAATTGAGTTGTACTGCTGAATGTAGTGCTCTTCGAGCAAGTTAAGTGAATCCTGTAGTTTGTTTGGAGTAGGTTCATCTATCTCTTGTATTACTTGGAATGTGAAATTGTCCCAACTAGATTTATTAACTGCATCGTACAACTTTCTTGGGTGTGCTCCCGGTTGGCTACTCGCTGTTTTATGTTGGCTGATTCTCCTTTCAAATGATCTCGTAGTTTGTCCAATGTAAATCTTGTGATCTATCTTGTTTTCGATTTTGTAAATTAAACCTTTCATTTTTTTTAAATTTTAATTAGTTATATCTCTTTGTTTTACGCTACAAATATAGTGTTTTATACGCAGAAAAAAAACTCTTTCCAAATCTTTTTTCTGCCATCGACAAACTTTTCTTCTGCCAAAATGGCAGTTATCTACATAACTAGTTGAAAATAAATACGATATAATTATAAAAAATATTCATCTTCAATTCCGAAAATCAACACAAGCGTTGTAAGACAATCAAAGAACTTAAAATCGGAATAGAATATGTTAAAATTAATTAAAAGCATCCTCGATAAAGATGAGATCACAGACGAGGAATTTGAACAATTAAAAAGATTTGAAACCCAGATAACTGGAATTAGATGGCAGTGGAGTAGAGAACTCTTGAGAGATATACTACTCGCTACTTGGGAAGTAATTGAAAAGAATTATGGAGACTAAGAATTTGTTTGGAACCGAGCTAGTAACAGTGAATGATATTATAATCGGTTTTAAAAAAGAAGATGGTTCAATTGATTTATTTGGTTGAGTAGCTAGAGCAATCGAAAGAGCTTGAAAACATCCAGAAAGTGAACTTGAAGAAGAATAGTTGATTTAGAGTGAATTGAGTTATAATAACACTCTAGGAGACGAGATCTTTTTTGAGATGAGTATTTATATGTCTTGAAAAAGATCTCTTAAAATAGACAAAATGAGGGTTTGTATATAGTTAATGATCAATGTGTTATGAAAGAGGTATTTAAAGAATTTGTGTATAGAAAGATTACTTTTACTCCAATAAAGAGTTATAGAAATAGATGTCTGTATAAACGATCGGATAATGATTATGAAATAGTTAGACTAGTTGATGGAAAGTACCCTACTGATGAACAATTTGGTATATATGGAGTGTACTTATCTGGATTGGATAGGTATCTTGAAGAAAAGATTGATTTTTACCTTAAAAACGGTTTTAGAAAACGATGGACTTATTTAACAAAGCAGAAGACTCTGGACGAGAAAGAGCAGAACGAGTCTTAAAAAGTATTTTAAAAGATGGATATGACTTAAAAAGCAATTCATATAAAGATAGAGTAGATTTTACTGTTTATAAGAATGGAGAAATTAACTCTTATATAGAAGTGAAGCACAGAAATGTTGATATGGGTACTTATCCAGATTATCAACTAGATGGAAAGAAGGCGATGTATCTCTTAACACTAGATAAACCTACTTTTTATTTGAACACTTTTAAAGACGGTTCTTGGGCTCTCTGGAGAATAAACAATCATATAGGAGAATGAAGAGATTCCAAACCGCATTATGCACACACTGTGTTATGTGATAGAGAGATAATTACAAAAGATTTATTTTTAACACTTAAAGAAGCATATGGATCTTATAAAGCGATTTAATGTTAATCTGGATAACAAACAAAAGAAAGTGAAAGAAGTCTTATTGAGACTAGATACACTTTCAGAACCAGATCAGATAATACTTGGCTTATATGCAGAAAAGCAATCATATAACGAAGTAGCAAAAGAACTTGGAGTTTCAAAAAATGCAGTGTCGAATAAAATACTTAGAATACGGAGACAATTATATGACGAATAACGAAATTGTTATAGAGTTCTACGATCAGATAACGAGATGGGCAAAAGAACATTATATAAACGAAGATTGTTTACAAGAGATATTTCTTGTGTTACTTGAGATGGATAATAGTCGGTTAAACAAGCTTTATACTACCAACCAGATAAAAAGATATATATGTGGTTTAATGCACAATATGAAGTACTGAAAGAGTAGCGAATACAATAAAAAGTTGGATCGATTTATATATTTAGAAGAGATATGCTGTGGAATTTAGTTTTTATACAGATTATAGTAGTGTTTATAATAGATCTCTCCGGAGTTATAGAAAGCCTTTCTAAGGGCATTTGGAGAGTGATTACGAGGAGATCTTATAACGGATGAATAATTCCCCGTCCACTGAAATGCAGCCTTTGTATGACCTTTTGAATTGGCTTGATTTACTTGCTGTGTACTGGCTCGTTTACTTGGCTTGGTATAATGATAGTTTGTTTGCTTGCTTTTATGACTCCGGTTACTAGTACAATTTTAATTGCAATAAAAGATTTTTTGATAAAAACAATAAACCGTTGATTATAAACAGTTTAGATGAATTTCAAGAAAAACCCTTGTACATTATATATAGAGGGAACTTATAAAGAGGTGTACTACCTAACTAGTACACTGAGGGTTTTTTTACTGAAATGCGGGTATATAGAAAAAAAAAAAAACCCTCAAAATATTTTATAAAATTTTAATTATCAATCAGTTATGGAGACCTACCTTTCAGAAATTATACGAGCTTTACCGAAGAATTGTCTGTTTGACAAGGGTCCATCAAATAAAATACATATATGACTTATAAAGAATTACAAGAAATAACGGGATATAGCGATTGAGAAATGAAGAAATCGCTAAAAGAACTCCAAAAAGCAGGATTGATTGTCCGAATTGGAGATTGAATTATGCTAATA